CAACCATTAAGAGATTACTATGAAGCACCCATTAAGATTACATCAGGATTTAGAAGTGCTGAACTGTGTGAAAAGATAGGATCAAGCAAAAGTTCTCAACACACTTGTAACAGTGGTGCTGCTACTGATTTTGAAATACCAGGATATGATAATAAGGAAGTCGCTTCTCATATTAAAAATAACTTTGACTTCGACCAACTGATACTTGAATATTATGACGAAAGTGATATTAATTCAGGATGGATTCATTGCTCTTATAAAGCCGGTGGAGGGCGAAAAGAATCCTTAATTAAAGATAAAACCGGATATAAACAATGGAGCTAAGTATGGCTAAAGACACACCAACAGAAAATCTTTTAGAACAAGAGGGTCGTATTAAATCTGAACCTCAAACTAAAAATGTTAGAGCTGAAGAAAGAAGAGTGATTGCTGAAATCAAAAATGAAAAAGACTGGAAATCAGCACACACTTTTTTAAAATCATAGTTAAATTAATAGATAGTCTTAGCGAAGAACAATATAATAAGCTGAGGCTTTTAACACAGGAGAAAGATATGACACCCTACGGACCAGGAACTTACGGTTCTAAAAAAGGCAGACCGCCTAAAAAGAACAAAAAAAAGAAAAAGAAAAACAAAAAGAAATAAGGAGGCTTAATGGCTAAAAAGAAAAAGAAAAAAGGCAAAAAGAAGAATAAAAAAAAAGGTAAAAAGAAAAAGTAATCCAATGGCAAGATTGCTCTCCCTACCGAACTTTCATCAAAGAAAAGTAAAGTCGAAGAAACTTTATAAACGAAACAAGGTGAAGTCTACTTTGATGGACTGGGCGGATGACAGCTAATTTAGTTGTCTGTGGTGGGCAGTAATGCCGTTTAAGTCTAAGAAACAAAAACGGTATCTTTGGAAATACAAACCCAAGATTGCTAGAAAATGGCAAAAGAAATATGGGTCTAGAATTAAAAAGAAAGCCTAAAAAAAGTTGGGCAAGAGCTAAGGCACAAAAGATCAGAACGGTAGGTCCTTGCCGGTATTGTAAGGCTGAAATAACTAATGATATGTCCTTTGTTATTTTTGCAACCAAAGAACCAGCTCATTATGAGTGCATGAAAAAGGATGATGGGCAGCAACAAGTTGAAAAGAATCTATGGGCAAACCTTCAAACTAAAATGGTAGAGAAAAAACCTAGTGCGTTTAGTTGGTAGTTAATATCCCCACAGTTTTTTAGCTTCTTCCAATAAAGAATTATCCGATTCGTTTTTCCACATATAGTTATCAAAGTCCGGTTGAACATAGTTCTTCAGGACATTCACATCATGGGAAATTTTTAAGAGGTTCTGACGAACCAATGCCTTATGGTAAATGATCTTCTCTAATTTTTTTAGGTTTTCAGGTTTGAGTTTTTCACAATTCTCCGCATGAAAAACTTTATATTCCTTTTCATTAATGTAGCACATATAAACTGGCAGCTTAGATGAAAGATGGTAGATCGCTACCTGAGTTAAATGATTTAAAGGAGGTTCATCAGGCAGCCTAGCCGTATTCCAGCTTCTAGTTCCATCTTTTTTAAGCCTACCCCTTCTAGGGAACATACATTTATCTTCGACAATGATAGGACCTTTATGATCTAAGTAACCATGAATAGGAATGTTAATGCCTTTCAAAGTCATGTAGGCTTCGATCTCAGGCTTGGTCTTAGCAAAACCAGGAATAGTTAAATGTGCTGCATGACCATTCCTGATAAATGCTTCTACTACCGTTTTAAGATAGTCTAACTTTTCTCTCTGAGCTTGGTCAAAGACAACAATCTTATCCAGCTTTTCTTTAACTGGGGTGAATGTCATCTTTACGTTCCTCAATAATAGAGATTCTTGACTTGTTATCAATCCGATCAAAGGCTTTATGGATTTTCTTCATTAGAGAATTAGTAAAATCAAAATCTCTTATGATTTTCTTTCCTCCTGTTTCATCCAGTAGTTCCTTTAATTCGTTGGCTGGACCAAACGTAGCTTTGACATTAAAGGTTGAACCATTTTGATTAAGCGGTTCTTTTTCAAAATCTCTAATATCCCAGCCAAATTTTCTACAAATTAAAAAAAGCTGGTCAGCTCTCATGCAATTATTTCCACCTTCGAACTTTTGTTCTTGCTGGAACGTCACATTAAGTGCTTCTGCTACTTGTGTTTGATTTAAGCCGTCTTTGACTCTCTTTAAAACTAAGTTCTTAGCAATGTTTCTTGCTAGTCCTAAGTTCTGCGGTTTCCTTTTTGACATACTTTTCCTTTCCCTTTCATTCAGCGTATAGAATACCCTTGATCTAAACACAATTTTAAGTTTAATTATTATGTGTAGATTAATTCTTGCTTATTTTTTAAATCAGAAATCTTTTCAGTGATACGATGCTGTTCATCCTGTTTTTCTCTATACAGTCTTTTATGCTTATACATCAACTCTACCACTTTCTTTTCTTTGCTTTGTAGATCCCTGATCACTTTTGGTTCTATTTCCGCCATATTGTTCCTCACCAATCACTTTTATTTTTGAATTGACAAAACGCTGATCGGTGATGGTTACTTTAGCGTCTTTGCCAGGTTGATTCTGAAGATGAGCTTTCTTGACTGCTTTTTCAATACTATTTTCATCTTCAAAAATCTCTGAGAACTTAGCAGCCATTTCAAAAAAGAAATCCTTTTGCACTTGCTTAACCATTAAGTTCAATGTTCCTTCTATACCCCTTGATTTTAGTTACCTCACCTCTGGCAACCAACTTATTAACCAAGACGGTAATCGAATTTTTACTTTTATATCCTAAGTTATCAGCCATTTCCTGAAACGTAGGGTTGTACTTCTTTTTTCTAACGTATTTTTTAATAAAATTCAAGACGTTCAACATCTTAGGTGTCATCGGTATTTTATTTTTCATTCGCTTTATCCTCATTTTGTACTAATTTCCTAAGTAATTCGTTATAACCATTAACATCATCGTTATCATCCTTATGATATTTTTTTCTGTTTAATACTCTCCATAGCTTTAAAATAATCATAAAAATACCAAAGATTCGATTAGGTACTTTTACGGTTACTCCGTTATGAGCTGATAAAATTCTTTCCAAGATGCCTGTCATAAGCCAGGAAGTCGTATCAAAGCTCCCATAATCATTTTGTTTTTGTTTAAGCATTTTATCAATCTGATTTAAAAATCTGACGTTATCTTCCATTTGTTTTTTTCCATTCTCTATATTCTCTGATCCATTTTTCTGAATCCCTATCTTTCCAACGCTTATCCCAAGTCCAGTTATAAATCCGCCCTGAAGTTTTCTCAATCCAGCTGAGAATTAAATCTTTAATGTTCTCCCATAACCTTGATGATTTAATTATAAACATATTTCTTTCCATTATTTTTTTGTTTCCTCTCTGATATAATTTTTGTGCATGGCTGAACCACTACTTTTTACAGGAAAGAAACCATTGGCTTTTCCAAAAAGTTTAACCGTTCTTAAATATCTTTCTGAATTAAACTCAGGTCTTTCTTCTTTGGAGAGTTTCATAATCTTGCCATAAGTTAAACCACCCTCTATCCCTTCCATTTCGCTTAAATGTTTTTTAAACAATGCTGTTCCCTTTTTTCTGCCATAATCCTCAAAGAATTGTATTAAAGCTGGTTTCATTGAATCCAACCTCCTTCTAATCCTTTACAATAGTATGCCCAAACTTGTTTGCCTTGATACCTAACTCCTTCAGGTAAATAATCTGAGATTGTGATCTGCTGCACATACTCCAAGCAACTTAGTAAGGGAGCGGTGGCTGAAATAACTTTTTCAACCACCATATTATGAAGATGTAAATAAATAACAATTTCCATTAATATCTACTTTGCATATAAAGTATTACAAAACCGAATATTAAACATATTAAGTAGATGTAATATTCCTGTTCTATAAATATTTCAAAAAGTAAGTTTTTCATCTTTTTTACTAGCTACTGTTCCTTTTGGTTCATTGGCATAACCTGAAAGAATTTTTCCTTCATCATTTAACCAACCAATGAGAGATTTCTTTCCGCCTACTTCAGACCAGGTAAGATCCCCAGTAAATTTGGAATCATCACCCATGAATAAAATCCCTGTTTGACTAAAGATTTTAATAAATTTAGTATTTCCATCTTTAGATTTTCCTTTAACTCCTAAGATTGTGCCTTTATATCCATTCTTTAATTTAATATTCCCTGAGAAAGTAATTTTAACAGCCTTCTCATGGTTTGGATCATATTCAAATAAAGCAAAATCTTTTTCTTTTTTACCAGTTTGTTCCATAAGTTCCTCCTTTTTTATTTATGGTTTCTTCTTGCTTTTTAAAACGACCTTCAATCAAGTCGTTCTTCGTTTTCCAATCTGAATACAAAGCATTTAACCTTGTAACCGTAGTAGTTTTTTCTATTGGAAGATCGTTTGCCTGTCCGTTGCTCTGTTGTTTTAAAGCATTGGCTAATTCTTCTGCACTTGCAAATTCTGAGCCATGTAAGCCGAAT